CTCATGCGCCGCGCCGGCTACGTCGTCCCGACGCCCACGGGCAAAGCGAGTTCGAAGCGTCGGCCCCTGAGCCACGCGCTGTCGAGCGAGCCGTTGACCGACGACGAGGAGGCCGCGCTGACCACCTACCTCCGCATGTTGCGCTGGCAGAAGGGTGGGCACGGCTAGGTGCTCGAGGATCTCCCTAGCCATAGGGATGTTGCGCGGCTTACGCAGCCGTTGGAGGCGCTTGCGGTGGCGAACCGGGTGCGGCTTGCCCGCGCCGCGCTGCGCCGTCAGGTCGCCGGGTTGTCGGCCGACCTGGGTCGTGACCGGCTCGCCGGCCTGCTCGAAGACCCCGCGTGGCGGACCTCGGGTCCGGCCGCTTCGGCGACCGTGGTGAGCGTGTTGACGTGGCCTGCCCTGGTCGGCCCGGTTCGTGCCCGCCGCCTGGTCCGCCGGTTGGGGATCAGCGACAGCAGGCTGGTGCGGGACTTGACCGGCCGGCAGGCGGCGCAGGTGGCTGCGCACTTGCGGGCCGAGCGCGGGGGCCGCTGGTGAGCGGCCACCTTCATGCGGCTGCGGCGGCGTACGCCCAGGTGCTAGCCGTCGTGGACCCGGAGCACGCCTGGCGCGTCCGTGTCGGGCCAGACGGGCCGGATGCCGCGCGCAGCACCCCCACCCCGGTAGCGGCTCATCGTGCCGCCGGAGGCGTCCAGCTCAGGTGGGAGCATCTGCACGTGCTCCCCACGCCGGGCCGCCCACGCTTCGATTTCCGCCGTCTGGTCGGTCGGGGACCGGAAGCTCTCCCCGCCCCTGGTCCCGACCCTGGAGACGCGCACGTATCCCGCCCACGGCCGTCCGCTCACCGCCGCAGCGTATACGGCTATGCGTCCTCGCAGCATTGGGGCCGCGGGTTGCGGTATATGGCCGTGATCGCCGCCACGGCGGGGGTTTTCGCGGGGTGCGGCTCGACCGGCCAGGCGACGATGAAGCCGGGCGAGAGCATGAACAGCGCGGCCGCGAAGGCCGGCCGGGACGGGATCGTGTTCATGGACCCCGGCGTCTACCCGGCGCAGACCGTCAACACCGGCTCGACCGGGGATTGCGTCACGAACAGCGGCCACACGCAGGATTGCCGGGTGTTCATCGCGAAGCCGGGCGTGCGGATCGGGAACCTGCGGATCGAGGGCGCCGGGACCGTCGTCATGGCCGGGCACCGGGGCGACCTGCGGATCGACGGCGCATACAGCCTGTCCGGCGCGAGGGAGTCGATGATCGCGAACGCCGTCATCGACCCGGCCGACGGTGATCCCGGCGTGTACCTCGACCACGTCCAGGACTTCGCCCTGGTCGGGTCCGAGGTGACCGGCGTCGTGGACGCGGACGGCGTCGATATCTATGGCGGCCCGTCGGGCAGCCATGACGTGGTGATCCGCGACAACGACATTCACGGGATGCGGATCACGAGCAGCTCGTGCGCCCACGTCGATGGCATCCAATCGGCGGGGACCACCGGCCCGGGGAACTCGCGGATCACGATCGACCGAAACCACGTGTGGGACGTCGATCAGAACGCGGCCTACCAAGCCGACAGCGCGAAGGGCCAGGTGTCCGACGGGGACGTGGTGACCGACAACATTTTCGGGCCGGTCAACTACGTGCCGACGAGCTGCGTCCCGACGCCGTATCCGCGGGCGATGAACATCTCGGGGACGAACCTGACGGTCCGCGGCAACAAGTTCGTCGGGAACCGGGCGTTCGTGTATCCGGGGACGGGGATCGTGGAGGGCAACTCGGGGCCGGGCACGAGCGGCGCCTGCTCGGCGTACGTGTGGCGGTCCAACAACTGGACGGGCGGCGGATGCTGATGGCCCCCGACCCGCGCATCGAGGCGGCGTCGGACGCGCTCGGTCTGGCTGGGCACAGGCCGCCGGATGACGCGCTCAGGGCCGCGTTCGCCGCCGCCGACGCCGTGGACCCGCTGCGAGCCGAGGACTTCCTGGCGCTCGTCGCCCTGGCCGAGAAGATCGTGGACAAGCACTACCCGGCCGGGACGTTCACCGGCGAGTCGGGGGATCGGGGCGCTCGGTTCGTCGCTGCCGTGCGGCGGGCGCTCGCAGACCTCGGCCCCCAGCCGGTGCCCCGATGACTGACCACCCCACGATCGTCACGCCGTTCCCGCTCGCTGACGGGCGGGTCCTGAAGGTGGAGCTGCCCGCCGAAGGACTGACCCGCTCCGACGCCGATCGGCTGGGAGCGGTAATACGCGCCTGGGTTCACGGTGGGACCGCCGCGAACGTCGAGAGACCCCGATGACTGACCGTCCGCGCCAGCGTGTGGCGGGTGCTGCGGCGTTGCGCCGGGCGTCGGAGCGCGTGGCGTGAGCTCGCTGCGGCTGTACGCGATCGGGCCGGACGGCCGCGTGCCGGTGGATCTGGAGTGGCTGGAGGACGATCCGAGCTATGTGAGCGACGGTGTGTGGGCGCTGTCGGCGGCGGCGGCGACGAAGGCGCTCTGCCTCCCCCACGCGGGGGGCGAGCCCGCGCGCCCCTGCCCGGTTTGCGTCACCGAGGCCGAGGGCGCGCTCGCCGCCGCTGACGCCGTGGACCCGCTGCGCGACGACGACACGCTTCACGCGCTCGTCGCTCGCGGGATCGCGGCTCTGTACAGCCCTGAGCCGCCCGACGCCGAGGATCTCGCCGAGGCCCGGCGCGTGGTCGCGGCGATCCGGGGGAGAGGCCGGTCATGGTGACCCCTGACCCCGGCCATCGTCCCGACCGCCGCGCGCTGGCCGCCGCGGTCCACGAAGCGGTATTCGCGGCTGAACACTCCGGGTCGCGTGACCGGGGCGTGCGGTTCGTCGCCGCGCTGCGCCGTGCGCTCGCTGATCTGGACCCGCTGCGAGTGTCACTTCCGCCAAACCCGCGCCAAACCAACCGCGCCGGGGTCGCCCCGGCCGGGACGCCGACCAAGCGGATCTGGCCCGATGACTGATCCCGGCGTCACGGTCAGCCTGCCGCCCTGCCAGCCGGATCATCCGTGGGCGTCGATCCCGACCGCCGACCTCGCCCACGGCCGATGCCCGGCGTGCGGCGCGCTGCTCGACGGCGAGATGGCTGCGCGGATGATCCGCGCCCGCCGCTTGGTGCGCCGGATATGGGAGGCCCCGATGACTGACCGTCCGCGCGTCTACAGCGCGACCCGCGTCCGCCACCCGAACGGCGGCGAGACGAGCTTCGCGGAGCCGGTCACGCTGATCGAGTGGAGCCGGGAGCGGACGATCCCCGCCATGACGGCCGCGATCCGCGCCAGCGCCACCGTCGACAGCGAGGCCGGGACGTGACCCGCGACGAACGCATCGAAGCGGCCGCGATCGGTTGGAAGGCGCAACTCGACCAGCCCACGACCTTCCGCGACTCGCTCACATCCGCGCTCGACGCGGCGCTCGCTGACCTCGGCGGACTCGACGGGCTGGCGGATATGGTCGGCAGCCGACTGCCGCTCGCGGCCGAGCGCGTCGCCCTGCGCGCCGACCGCGACCGGCTCCGCGAGGCGCTGTCCGCCCTACACCGGGCCAACGAGGCTTACTGGCTCGATTGGCGCCAGCGGGACGAAACGTTGGAGGCCGCGCTGGCGACGGCTTATGCGGCCTTGAGCGCCGCCGACAGCGAGGCCGGGACGTGAGCGACCACCAGCACCGCTGGCGACGGACCGCCCACCTCGACGCCTGCCACTACCCGAGCGTGACCTGGCCGATGGCTACGCCGCCTCATGGGGCGACCCGGAGGACTGCGAACGCTGTCGCGCCTTGGCCGGTGGCGCTACCCCGATTCACCACGTCTTTATCCGGGCCGCGGACGGCACCGTCGAGCGCGACACGAGCGAGCCGCTCACCGCCGACAGCGAGGCCGGGACGTGACCCGCGGCTCGCGCCTCACCTGGAAGCCCAAGCGGCTCACCAACGCCGTGACGGTCGCGGTCGAGCAGGGCCGCCATCAGTACGACCTCGACCCGGCCCGCGACTACCGGATCGTGATGCCGAAGGTGTGGCTGACCGGGCCGGGCGGCCTGATCCTCAAGGGCGGACGCAACATCCGCCTGATCGGCGGCACCATCGAGATCCCCGCGCAGGGACCAACAGCGAGCATCGAGGACCGCCGCGGCCTGTACCTCAAGGACCAGACGGGCACCGTCCACGTCGAGGGGCTGCTGATCACCGGGGCCGGCTTGTCGGAGGGCATCGACCTGCACCAGACCAAGGGCGCGGTCGTGCAGATCCAGAACGTCAGGGTCGAGGCTGTGCGCGCCCGCGACGAGGTCGGGTTCACCGATAACCACCCGGACGTGCTGCAGACCTGGGCGGGCCCGGCGGTGCTGCGTGTCCTGATCGACCTGCGCAACATCAACATCCGGTCGCTGCCGACGGCCCGCAAGCTCTACAACAAGGCTGGCCGCGACCGCATGGTCACCAGCGACCTGTGGTGGGAGACCCCCCCGAACCCACCCAGGAAGGTGTGGGAGCACACCTGGCCCGTCGGGACGTGGATCGCCCGCGAGGGCGTCCCGCCCGGAGGCGACTTCGTCCCGGCGGGCCGCGCCGGGATCGGGTACCGGTCCCCGGGGTATCTGCCGTGACTTCGCGGGAGCATGCGCTCGACGCCCCCGCCCACATCCATCTGCGGGATGCGATGCATCACATCGCCAATGCGCGCCGCAGCCTGAACGCGGCGGCCCGGACGAGCCCGCCCGGGACGGACATCCGCCAGTTGGCGCGGCTCGCCGCGTTCACTGCCCGCCTGGGCCGCGCGGTCGCGAGGGCCGGCCGATGATCTTCGAGCCCGCGCACGCTCGCATGGTCCTCGCGGGCACCAAGACGCAGACCCGCCGCCGCGTCCGGCCCGGCGAGACCGAGTGCCGTTACCGGCTCGGGAGCACTTACGCGGTCCAGCACGACCGCCAGAGGCCCTCCACCGGCCGGCTCGTGGTCGTCGCGGTCGCCCGGCAGCAGCTCGGCGACATCACCCTCCGGGACGCGAAGGCGGAGGGGTTCCGCACCCGCCAAGCGTTCCTCGCGTTCTGGGCGGGCCTGTTCCCAACCATGACCCTGGACGATGCGGTGTGGGCGTTGGTGATCGCCCCGGACCGCGACCCGGTCCGCATGCTGCACCGCGACTCGACGCGCGGGTACACGACCCGCCGCCGGGTCGCGCTCCCCGACGAGCCCGAGGCTGTCGACCATGACACCCAGGCCCGGTACAGCGCGGAGGGCTTCGAGCGCCACCAGGCGCGTCGGGACGGGACGCCGCTGAGCGGCAGGCTCGGGGCGGCGTTGACCGGCGCCGAGGCGGCCGGGGTGGACGTGACCCGGGAGACGCTCGCGATCCGCCGTCGCGTCGAAGCGATCGAACGCAAAGCGTTCCGTCCGACCGGCCCCCGATAGTTCGGGCCAGGACCCAGCCCGCCCTTGCCGCACGCATACCGTGTGAGTAGGCCGACGCTCAGAGTTTCCCTTGCCCGCGGCGGTTGGCCGGGCTTCTCACTTGCCCAACCACTCTGGCCCGCACCTCCCCGCGGCCACTGGTTGGGCGAGCCGGGGTGGCCGCCCGGACCGGGGTGAGGCGACGCTCGGACGTTCCTCGCCCGCACTCGCTGCGCGCGACGCCCGGAATCCGTCGCGCCTCGACCGGGCAGCCACCCCCTTCCCTTAGCGGGTCACGGGTGTGCCCGTGGCCTCATGAGCCCGCGGTGGCAGTTCGATTCCGCCGCCCGCTCCCAACCCTCCCAACCAAGGAGCCGTTCCGATTCGGACCGTTCTCGTCACGCTGCACCAGCCGTCAAAGGCCGCCGCCGGCGGCCTGAAGCGCCATGGCCTGACCGCGGACAAGTCCGCCGCGAACCCCGGGGACCTCGTCGTCCTCGTCACCGGCGAGGAGGAGGCCGCGGCATTCGGGGCGTTCGCAGCGGACCACCCGGACCCCCTGACCGTCACGCTCGACCCGGCGGGATCGTGAACCGGCCGGCTGTCATCGAGGTCATCGGCCACTCCGTCAACCTCGGATACGGCACCGTGAGCCCGGAGTCGGCGTGGCCGGCCCTGGTCGCCGCGGAGCTCGGCGCGTTCGACGCGAACTACGCGAACGGCGGCCTCGTGCTGGCGGCGAACGGCAACGGGTTCGCCCGCTACATCCGCCCGGCCGCAGCGTTACGCAACCGCACCACGGCGCCGTATCTGTCCCCGGTCGATGTGATGGTCGCGAACGTCGGCATCGCGGACCTCGCGACGAACTACGTCAGCAACGGGGTCATCACCCCGCGTCCGTTCCGCAACGCGTTCCGGGCCGTGATGGCGTTCGCCTGCCTCGGCGGGTACTTCCCGGCGGAACCGGCCGGGGCGTCCCATCCGAGCATCGCGTACGGCGGCACCTGGGCTGACGCGCCGGTGATCGACCGCAACGTCGGCGCAGGGGTGAGGGTCGCGCAGGCCGCGCCGACCCTGACGATCACGGTGCCGGCGGACTTCCCGGGCGGCGAGATCGACCTGTTCTGGGTCGCGCTCCCACAGAGCTTCGCGTCGGGGCTGGACTGGACCATCACCCTGACGGGCGCCACCAGCGGCACCGTCCGGGAGATCATCATTCCCGCTGACGCCGACCCCGTCCAAGGCACCGTCGACAACTACAAGGTCACACGACTGACCGGCCTGAACCCGGGGGCGCACACGATCACCGCCACCGGCTCGGTGACCGGGTTCGGCGCGAGCTTCGACGGATGGGGCATCCGCGCACCCACCCCCCCCGAACTCCTCGTGGTCAAGCAGCCACGCATGACCACCGCCGTCTACCAATCCTTCCTCGGCCCGTACCCGGCCGACACCCCCAACGACGCGACGGTCGCCCTGATCAACCGCGACCTCCAAGCACTCGCCGTCGAGACGGGCGCGCACTGGATCGAGTTCCCCGAGCTGCTCCTCGACCCCGCCCGCTACATCGGGCTGGACGGCGCGCACCCCAACGAGGCGGCGTGCCGCCAGTACGCGGACGTGGTGCTCGACGTCCTCGCGGACCTGCCGGACTCTTCGAGCAACGCCCCGCTCGTCGCGCTTCCCGCCACCCCCGGGGCAGGGTGGGGGGACGACACAGCCCCGTACGGGCCGGTGCGGGTTCGTCGCGCCCCGCCGCGCCGGGTCACGCTCGCCGGGAGGGCGAAGCGGACCGGCACACCGACCGTCGGCGAAACGATCACCACCATCCCGGAAGGCCTGCGGCCGGGCACCTCTCACGCCTACACGGCCCCTGGATCGACCGGCACCCCGGTCGTGACCGTCGCCGCGGACGGCACCGTCCGGTACACCGCGGGCACACTCGGCGCGTCAGCCACCGTGGATCTCGACGGGATCGAGTGGGCCGTCGGCCAATGACCACGGCGCATGCCCAACGCGTCTGCGCCGAACCCGGCTGCCATCACCTCGTCCGTCACGGACCGCGCTGCCCAGCCCACGACCCGGGCCGAACGGCCGACACCCGCCCCGCCGCATCACGGCGCGGCTACGGCGCCCGCTGGCGCCACACACGCACCCGATACCTCCGCCACCACCCCGACTGCGCCGTCTGCGGCGACCGGGCCACCCAGGTCCACCACCTCGACGGCCAAGGACCTCTCGCCCCGGCGGGCCACGCCCCGGACAACTTGCAGGCGCTGTGCCACTCGTGCCACAGCCGCATCACCACCACGCGGCCGCTCAGCGACTGACGGCCACACTCGACCACCGAAAGCGAGGTCCGCGATGGACCAAAACGCACCGCCGCAACCATCCTGCTCGCCGTGCGAGCACCCGTGGGGTGGGGGGGAACCCCCAAGACAGGTTTTCAGGGGACCGCGCACCGCCGCTGATTTTCGTGCGTACAAGGCGGGGTGGGTCTGATGCCGAGTCCGATCCCGAAGGACCCGAAGACGCGGCAGCGGCGCAACAAGCCCAAGTCCGGGGCTCGTCTCGCGGCTGCGCCGGCGGCGGGTTGCCCGGATCTGCCTGAGGTCCGTCGCGATGGGGATGCGTGGCATCCGGCGACGCGGAAGTGGTGGGATGACGTGTGGGCGTCGCCGATGGCCGCCCAGTACCTCGAGGTCGAGGTTCACGGGCTGATCGATGTCGCGGAGGCGCGCGATCGGGCGGCTTGGAAGTGGAGTGTCGAGACGGTGCGGGCGATCGAGATGCTGGAGCGCCGGTTCGGGCTGACGCCGTTGGATCGTCGCCGGTTGGAGTGGGAGATCGCGAAGGTCGAGGCGGCGAAGGACCGTTCGCCGGCACGTCCGGCGACGCCGGGCGGGAAGAGGGACGATCCGCGCAGGCTGCTGGCCGCGGTGAAGTAGGTGGCGACGTTCATGGTGCCCCCGTTGGGGCGCCGGTGGCCGACGCTGGGCCCTGAGCTGTGGGAGTGGATGCTCGACCGGCTCGTTTACGGGCCGGGGGATCTCCGCGGGGTGCGGTTGCGGGACCATCCGCCGGATGAGGAGTTCCGGGCGTTGCTGTACCGGGCCTACGAGGTGCATCCGCGGTCGGGGAAGCTGGCGGGCCGCCGCCGGTTCAAGCGTGTGGCGTTGTCGATGCGGAAGGGGACGGCGAAGACGGAGAAGGCGGCGTGGATCGCGGCGGCGGAGCTGCATCCGGATGCGCCGGTGCGGTGCGACGGGTGGCGGAAGGTTGGCCGCCGGTGGGAGCCGGTCGGGGTGGGGGTCAGGGACCCGTACATCCCGATGGTGGCCTACACGGAGGAGCAGACCGAGGAGTTGGCCTACCAGGCGCTGCTGACGGTGATCGCGGAGGGCCCGTTGGCGGACGACTTCGACGTCGGCCTGCAGCGGATCATGCGGCTGGATGGTGCGGGGAAGGCGGAGGCGTTGGCGACGGCCCCGGACGCCAGGGACGGCGCCAGGACGACGTTCCAGCACTTCGACGAGACGCACCGCCTGGTGCTGCCCAGGCACCGGGAGACGCATCAGACGATGCTCGCGAACGTGCCGAAGCGGTGGATGGCGGATGCGTGGTCGTTGGAGACGACGACGACGTTCACGCCGGGGGAGGGGTCGGTGGCAGAGGGCACGATGGACTACGCCCGCGCGATCGACGCCGGCAGGGTCCGCGACGCCCGCCTGTTCTTCTTCCACCGCCAGGCTTCGGACGGGCACGACCTCGACACCGAGGAGGGGGTGCGCGCGGCGATCGTGGAGGCGTCGGGGCCGGCGGCGGAGTGGAGCGACATCGACACGATCGTGTCGCTGTGGGCTGATCCGACGACCGACCGGGCGTACTTCGAGCGGGTGTGGTTGAACCGGCCGGTGAAGGCCGCCGATCAGATGTTCGACATGCCCGCCGTCGCGGCCTTGGCCCGGAAGGGCGTGGTCGTCGCGGACGGCGCGGTGATCGCACTGGGGTTCGACGGGTCCCGGTCCAGGGACGCGACCGCCCTGATCGCCACCGACGTCGAGTCCGGGTTCCAGTGGCCGCTGGGGATCTGGGAGCGTCCGGCGAAGGCCCGGGAGTGGGAGGTTCCCGCCCGGGAGGTCACTGATGCGGTGGATCTCGCGTTCGACCGGTGGGAGGTGTGGCGGATGTACGCTGACCCGCCGTACTGGGAGACCGTGATCGATGAGCTCGCCGCCCGCCACGGCGACACCAAGGTCGTCAAGTGGTACACGGACCGGCCGAAGCCGATGGCGCACGCGCTGCGCGGCTACCGCAACGCGATCGCCGCCGGCGAGGTCACCCATGACGGTGACCCCCGGTTCCTGGCGCACTTGGGGAACGCGCGGCGCCGGCCGTTGAACATCCGCGACGACCAGGGCGAACCCTTGGACGCGGTCCGCAAGGAACGCAAGGACAGCACCCGTTTCATCGACGCGGCGGTCGCCGGGTGCTTGTCGTGGGAGGCGCGCGGCGACGCGCTCGCCGCCGGCGCGGTCCGCAAGCGCCGCTCCCGCGTCCCCGTATCCCTCTAGCCACCCCTTTCCCGGAGGACCCTGCTCTTGCTGGACATGACCCCGGCCGACTGGCTGGTCAAGCTCGACAACGACCTACAGGCCCGCATGTCGGCGATCGTGCGGTACGAGTCCTACTACGCCGGCATGCAGCCGTTGCAGCTCGCGACCGCCGAGTTCCGCGACAAGTTCGGGGACCTGTTCACCGACCTGTGCGACAACTGGTGTCGGATCATCGTCGAGGCGTCGGTCGAGAGGCTGCGGGTGCAGGGGTTCCGGTGGGGCCGCGAGTCCGCCGCCGATCAGGACGCGTGGGATCTGTGGCAACGCAATGGCCTGGACGCCGACTCGACGCTGGTGCACAGGGAGGCGGTCAAGAACGGCGTCGCGTACACGCTCGTGGCGCCGGGGGACGGCGACACGCCGCGGATCACGGTGGAGCATCCGGGCCAGGTGATCGTCGCGACCGACCCCGCGGACCGGCGCCGCCGCCTCGCCGCGTTGAAGAAGTGGATCGACGACGACGGCGAGACCCATCAGACGCTCTACCTGCCCGACCGCACCCTGCATTACGCGTCCGGGGCCCCGGGCAGTGACCCTGTGGAGGTGGCGGTGAACCCGATCGGTGTGGTGCCGGTCGTGCCGTTTCCCAACCAGCCCGGGATGTTGTCGGGCGGCCTGTCCGACCTTGACGTGGCGATCCCGTTGCAGGACGTCGCGAACAAGACCCTTTTCGACCATGTCGTCGCCAACGAGTTTCTGGCGTATCCGCAGCGGACCGCGACCGGGATCGAGGTGCCCAGGGACCCGGAGACCGATCAGCCGTTGGACCGCGAGCAGTTTCTGAGCTCGTATTCGCGGCTGTGGGTGTCTGAGGACCCGGAGGTGCGGTTCGGGTCGCTGCCGGCGGCCGACCTGGGCGGGCTGCGCGAGCTGCTCGAGGTGTCCGTGCATCACATCGCTGCGCTCACGCGGACGCCGCCGCACTACATCCTGGGCCAGATGGTCAATGTGTCCGGTGACGCGTTGAAGGCCGCGGAGGCCGGGCTGACGTCGAAGGTGCATGACAAGACCCGCTGGTTCGGGGAGGCGTGGGAGGAGACGCTGCGGTTGGCGTTCGCCTACCGGGGCGACCCGAAGGCCGAGCGTGATGACGCCGAGGTGATCTGGGCTGACCCCGAGACCCGCACCGAGGGCGAACGCGTCGATGCGTTGGTGAAGCTCCGGGCTATCGGGCTGCCGCTTGAGGTGGTGTGGGAGAAGTGGGGGGCTTCGCCGCAGGAGATCGAGCGGTGGAAGACCCTCGCCGGGCTTCCCGAACGGCCCGATACCCGGCCCCCGCCGGACGCGCCCCCCCCGGCCATTGCCCCGCCCGCGCCGCCCGGCCGGACGCCTGACCCCTAGATCTTCCCCCCGCCGGACGCGGGGGTGATGTGACCAACCCGACACAGGAGGACCGGTCTCGATGACTGAGCCCGCCACCCCGCCCGCGAAGGGCGACCCCAACCAGAACCCCATCCCCGACGCCGCTCCGGCGGCGGGTGTGGCCCCGGCCGCACCGGCGGACCCGGACCCTGCCCCTGCAGGCGACGGCGACGAGAAGGTCGTTGAGGGCGCGGACCGGCCCGATGCCGTCCGCAATGCCCTTGCCGCGGAGCGCGCGAAGGCCAAGCAGGCGGAGGCGCGCGCGAAGGCCGCGGAGGCGACGGTCAAGCAGTTCGAGGACCGCGACAAGACAGAGCAGCAGAAGCTCGCCGAGCGCGCCGAGACGGCCGAGAAGGCCGCCGCGGACGCTGAGGCGAGGCTGCTGCGGCTCACCGTCGGCGCCGAGAAAGGGCTGCCGGCCGCGCTGGCCGAACGCCTCCAAGGCACCACCGAGGAGGAGATGGCCGCCGACGCGGACCGGCTCCTCGAAGCCGTCAAGCCCGGCCGTCCCGACCCGGCGTCGCTCGGCGGGCACCTCAACGGCGGTGCGCGAGGCACCGACCCCGCCCCGTCACTCGATCAGCAGATCGCCGCGGCCGAAGCCAAGGGGGACTGGCAGGCCGTGCAGGACCTCAACGTGCGCAAGCTCGCGACGGTCCAGAACCCGAACCACTAGCAGAGGAGACACATCATGGCCGGCATCACCGGTCGCGGGCTGACCTACGGCCTGCCGAACTACCACGGGGTGCTGCTCGCCATCACCCCGGAGGACACGCCGTTCACGACCGCGATCGGCGGCCTGACCGGCGGCGCGTCCGCGGAAGCCACCGAGTTCGAGTGGCAGACCTACGACCTGCGCGCAGCCGCGCAGAACACCAAGACCGAGGGGGCCGACGCGCCAACGGCCGAGGAGCGGGTCCGCGCGAACGTCACCAACGTCGTGGAGATCCACCAGGAGGCCGTCGACGTGAGCTACACGAAGCTCGCGGCGGTCCGTCAGCACGCCGGGTCGAATCTCGGCATCCCGGACAACCCGGTCCTCGACGAGTCCGCGTGGCAGATCCTGCAGCAGATCAAGCAGATCAAGCGCGACGTCGAGTACTCGTTCATCCAGGGCACCTACCAGAAGCCCGTGGACAACACGACGGCCCGCAAGACCCGCGGGCTGCTCGCGGCGATCGCGACGAACGTGACCGCGAAGGCTGGGGCGCCGCAGCTCGTCGCGGCGGACGTCCTGGACCTGCTCCAGAACGTGTGGAGCAACGGCGGCATCCAGGAGAGCGACGCGGCGACGATCATGGTCAACGCGTGGCAGAAGCGTCGCCTGACCGGCCAGTTCATCACCGCCGCGAACTACCAGGAGCAGACCCGCAACGTCGGCGGCGTGACCGTCCAGACGATCGAGACGGACTTCGGCCGCCTCAACGTGATGCTCAACCGGTTCGTCCCGGCGGACACGGTGATCGTCGCGTCGCTGGACCAGTGCGCCCCCCGGTTCCTCGAGGTGCCCGGCAAGGGGTTCCTGTTCGTGGAGCCGCTCGCGAAGACCGGCGCGTCGGACAAGAGCCAGCTCTACGGCGAGGTCGGCTTGGAGTACGGCAACGAGAAGGCGCACGGCAAGATCACCGGTCTCGCCACCGCGTAGGCCGGCCACCCCCAACCAAGAAAGGCGGGTGACCGCCAGTGGCGAAGTTCACGTGCAGCACCTACCCCGGGTTGCGGCTCGATCTGCACGCCGGCGAGGACCGCACCACGGTCCAGTTCGTCGACGGCACCGTCGAGGTGTCCGGGAAGGCGGCCGAGCAGGTGAAGAAGGCCGCCGCGGACCAGCCCGACCTCGGCATCAAGCCGGCCGGTCGCGGCACCACCGAGGACGCCGACTAGGCGCCCTCCCTTGGGCTCTCGCGCCGCCCCTGCCCCTCAGACGGGCCGGGGGCGGCGCCCGCCCGAGAAGGGAAACGTCGATGGCGCTCCTCGACCTCGCCGCGCTCAAAGCGCGGCTCGACATCACCAAGACCACCAGCGACGTCCTGCTCCAGTCGATCCTCGACGGGGCGCTGGACTTCGCCGTCGGCGAGACCCGCCGCCAGTTCGGCGAGCTCGGCGGCGTAGGTGACCCCGCGGTCACGATCGACCGCTACCCCGACGATGAACGCCTCGTCCGGGTCCCGGACGCCCGCCAGGTCACCACCGTCACCCTCGACGGGGCCGCGACCACCGCGTGGCGCCTCATGGGCCGCCAGCCCGCCGGTACCATCCCCTACCCGTGGCTGCGACTCGACGATCGCGCCACCGGGCACCTGCAGATCACCGGCAAGTTCGGGTTCACCGTGCTCCCCGCCGCGTTGGCGGACGCCATCTACACGCACGCGGCGCGCCACTACCGCGAACGCGACGCGCTCTATGGCGACACGGTCACGCTCGACGACGGCGCCACCGTCCACTTCAACAAGACCCTCCCCGCCCGCGTCCGCGCCACCTACTGCCAGTACAGGGTCACCCGGGCAGGGGCGCTGTCGCTCCCGACCCCGGCTGCGGCATGACCCGCCTCACCGTAGAGGGCGTTGGCCTGGACCCGGCCGCCCGCCAGGCGGAGCTACGCGCCGAGGTCAGGGCGGCCGCCCAGGCCGCGAAGGAGGTCAGCATCCAGGCGTATGCGGCGGCCGTGCCGCGCCGCACCGGCCGGCTCGCCGGCAGCGTCGACGGCAAGGTCACCCGCCGCCTCGCCGGGGTCACGGTCACCGTCGGTCCGAGCGTCTTCTACGCCGGGATGGTCGAGGACGGCACCGTCACCCATGAGATCCAGGGCCGCCGCCGCGACGGCCGCCGCGGCACGCTCCGCACCCCGGCCGGGCCGCGTCGCCGCGTCCACCATCCCGGCGCCCGCCCAGTGCGGTACCTGAACCGGGCCCGCGCCGCCGCGGTCCCCGCCGCCGAGCAAGCGTTCGAGCTGGCCCTAGGGAGTATCGGTGGCGCTACCTGACAACGCGAGCATCGCGAAGATCCTCGACCAGCTCGTCATGGTCGAGCAGGCCATCGACCCGAGGCTGCGGGTCTACCGGTGGCGGCCCGCGAACGTCCCCGAGTTCCCCGCCCTCTACAACTGGCTGGCGGACTCACCGGCGGACTGGCCCGCGATCGACAGCATCCAAGAGACCCTGAACTTGGCGGTGCGGGTCGCGGTCCGCCACACCGACAGCGACGAGGAAATGGCGCTGGTGGAGGATCTCGCAGACCGGTTCCGCGAGACGATCGACCAGCAACTCAACCGGCGCGGCCCGCTCGGCGGCGTCCAATACGCGCAGCGCAACGGGATGCGCAACGTCCTCGACCGGTTCGGGGACATCACCGCGCTGTGCATCGAGTTCCCGGTCGCGGTCCGCGTCGAGCGGATCGTCACGCCACTCACCTAACACAGAACCCCTGGAAGGGAGGCCCCTGGTGGCCGACAAGCAGCCCCAGAAGGACGGCGCGTCGCGCGCCAAACAGACCAGCAAGCAGACGCCGCCGGGCGACCGGCCACTGATCGAGATCGCCGAGGAGGCCGCGGCCCGCGACGCGATCCCCACCGACACCAAGGACGAGGAGTAGCCCACCATGGCCATCAACCGCTATCTCGGGTTCGTTGCCGACCCCACCGTCGGCGGGACCGCGAGAGACAACCTCACCGGGTCGCCGCCGCTCGCGCTGACCGGTACCCCAACGATCCCGGACCCCGACAAGTGGTTCCCCGTCACGACCGTCGAGGCCGTCGACAAGGGCAACCAGGTGATCGACCGCAAGGACGAGATGCGCGGCAGCCGCGGCAACCCGCCGCCGCTCACCTTCCGGCAGGCGCCGACCATCGCCGTCGAGGGCAAGCTGTACCCGTACGTCCTCAAGAAGCTCACGCAGCTCGCGACCGGCGGCGCCGACGTGAAGACCGGGACTCCGCCTGCGGCGATCAGCCACAAGCTCGAGCCCGTCGCCTACGGGGTCGAGGGCATCTCGGCGGCGCACATCCACGTCGTCCGCGACGACCTCCGCGAGGCGATCTGCGGATGCCAGCTCTCCCGGCTGGAGCTCAACTTCCCGATCGACGGGGAAGCCACCTGGAAGGGCACGTTCGTCGGCCTGTACCGCCGCCGGCTCACCGGCTCTCCGCCCGCGACGAACTTCGCGGCGGTCGTCCCGGACTGGGTGTACATCCTGCGCGACGCGCGGGCGCTGCTCGACGGGTCCCCGACCGCGGTCCCCAGGCTCCGCGGCTACTCGCTGGTGTTCGACAACGGGTTCCGCGACCCGGACTTCGACCCGCAGACCAACCGCGAGGACAAGACGATCTCGACGGTGCTGCACCGCACCTGGTGGCCGTCGCGCAGGCGGCTCGGCGCGTCGACGGAGATCACCGGGCAGTTGCAGCTCAGCAACGTCAACACCACCGAGGAAGACAACCGCGACTTCTCCCACGCCCAGCAGCTCGTGGTCGAGGTCGAGGCGCAGGACCTCGGCACCACCCCCGCCGCGAAGGAGATGCTCCGCATCACGCACGGCAAGATCGTCTACACCGGCGGCGGCGCCGGCGAGATGACCCGTCAGGGCGACATCCAGTCCGAGTACGACTTCGAGGTCGGCCTGGACCCCGCCACCGGCAAGGACCTGACGTTCGAGTTCGTCGACGCGACGAACACCGCGATCACGTTCTAACGGGCCGATGGCCGCCGACGAGGGCGCCGCGGTCGCGGCGGCGGCCAAGCACCACGCCCGGCGCGCGCAGCAGGCGTGCCGGGCGCTGGTGCGGCACCTCGCCGCGGCGGAGGGCGCGTTCGACACCCACGCTGCGGCGACGTTGCGCACCGCGGGGGACGCACGGTCGTTCCTGGCGGCCATCGAGGCCGCGATTGACGAGCACGGCCACGTAGACGTTGTGCTCCTCACCCCGCAATCCACCGTCCACAGCCCCCCACGGGGGGCAAAGGAGACAGCACCATGACGCTCATCGAGTTCGACGCGGACCGCCGGTCCCGCGAGTCGGTCATCACGATCGCCGCCCGCAAGTTCCGGCCGCGGAAGATGACCGGCGACGTGTTCGAGCGGCTCGTCGCCGCCGAGGAAGCGGTCCCGGAACCGGCGAAGGACGCGCCGGCCGCGGAGGTCAACAACCACAACATGCGGCTCATCAACGTCCAGATCGCGGCGCTGATCGTCGACGCGGACACGAGCAAGGCCCCGACCGAGAAGTTCCTCGCCGAGAACCTCGGCCTCGAGGAAGGCGTCGAGCTGCTCAGGCTGCTGGTTCCCGGCGCCCCGGACGGGGGGGCGGAGGGAAACGCCGACCGGGCGGAGCCCTCGACGGCATGATGGGCATGCGCGCACGCCTCGCCGTCTTCGCGAACCAGCCGGGGTCGGAGTTCGCCGCCCGCGACCTCGCCGAGCTCGGCGAGCTCGACAGGCGGGTCATGGAGATCGTGGCCGCGGACCGCAAGCTCACGCAGGACCGGTTCGACGCCCTGGTCGAGCTGCTCGTCGGTGGGTTCAACCAGCTCGCCCGCGCGATGGCGGGGAGGGCCGGTTAGGTGAAGGCCGCCGACCTGTATCTGCGGTACATCGCGGAGTTCGTCGACCGTGGCGCGACCCGCGCCGTCCTGTCCTCCCAGCAGCAAGTCAGGCGCGGCGCGGCGGAGACCACGGCGGCGTTGCGGGCGACGAGCCGGCAGGTCGCCGCGTCCGGGACGGTCGTGGAGCGCGTCACGGCCCGCCAGCAAAAGGAGTGGGCGCAGGCCGCGTCCGCGGCACGGCGGGCGGACCGCGAAACGGCCAGGTACGCGATCAACGCGTCGACGACGGTGCCCCGCTCCGCGGTCCGGCAGGCGGAGGCGTTGCGCCGCACCGGCGACAGTTACGAGCAGATCGCCCGCCGGATGCGCGATCACGGTCACACCGCCGCGCAGACCGCGGCGGTCGTCGAACGCGCAGCCGCCCGGGAAGGCCGGGCCGCGGCGGCGACCGCGAGGGCCCGGCAGGCGAGCGCCCAGGCGATCAGCCAGGTGAAGGCGGTCGCCGGTCTCGGCGTCGCGATCGGGTTCGGCGCCGCCGTCCGCGACACGGTCGCGTTTGACCGGTCGATGCGGAACGTCAACTCGATCGCGCAGCTCTCCGAGAAGCAGCTGGGGGGCCTGCAGAAGCGGGTCCTCGCGCTCGCCGGCCCGACCGCCCAGGCCCCCAAGACCCTCGCCGACGGCCTCTACGACCTGGTGTCGTCGGGGTTCAAGGCCGACGACGCAATGACCGTGTTGGCGTCCTCCGCGAAGGCGGCAACCGCGGGCCTCACCACCACCGAAGTGTCGACGAAGGCGGTAGCGGCGGTCATCAACGCCTACCACCTGCGAGCCAAGGACGCCGCGGGGGTCAGCGACACCCTGTTCCAGACTGTCAACCGCGGCGTGCTCACGTTCGAGGACCTCGCGCAGAACGTCGGGGACGTGTTGCCGTTCGCGACGACGCTCGGCGTGAGCTTCAAGCAGGTCGGCGCCGCGATCTCGACGATGACGAAGGAGGGCATCTCGGCGCCGGAGACCGTCACGCGGATCAAGCAGGCGATGGTCTCGTTCATCAAGCCGTCGGAGGGTATGCAGGCCGCGTTGAAGGGCCTCGGCGTCACGTCCGGGGAGCAGCTGATCAAGCAGAAGGGCTTCCAGGGCGCGCTGGAGGCGGTGATCGGCACCACGAACGGGTCCAAGGAGGCGATCGCGAAACTGTTCCCCGACGTTCGCGGCCTCGGCGGCGCGTTGGCGTTGACGGGGAAGAACGCGAAGGCCGCGCACGGTGACCTCGAAGCGTTCCGGACCGGGGTGAAGGGCGCGACCGACCGGGCCCTGGCCCAGCAGTCGAAGAGCCTCGCTTACCAGTGGCAGCAGATGAAAGCCGCCGCGCAGGCGGTTGGGATCACGATCGGCCAGACGCTGCTCCCACCATTGAGCAAGGCGTTCGTGTTCTTCCGCCGCCACCCCGAGATCACGAAGGCCGCCGCGGCGCTGGTCGCCATCGGCGTCGCCGCCAGGGCGATCCGCTTCACCTCCGCGCTCCTCGGCGTGTCGCAGCTACTGGGCGGCCTGAAGACCGTCGCCGGTCGCTG